TTACACTGGCGGTGATGGTAAGGAGCTTTGCGCTACTGACCACCCACTTGCTGGCGGCGGTACTTTCCGCAACGAGCCAAGCACTGCTGCTGACCTCAACGAAACTTCATTGGAAAATGCTCTGATCGACATTTCCACTTTCGTTGATGAGCGGAACATGATCATCGCCCTTCGTGGTACCAAGTTGATCATTCCACCTCAGCTTCAGTTCGTAGCAGATCGCCTGCTGGAATCAACGCTCCGCGTTGGCACTGCTGACAACGATGTAAACGCAATCCGTAACATGGGCATGTTGCCTGAAGGTTACACTGTCAACCACTTCTTGACAGACCCAGATGCGTTCTTCATCAAGACTGACGCTCCGAATGGCTTCAAGCACTTCGAGCGTGCGCCTTTGGCAACCAACATGGAAGCTGACTTCGACTCAGGTAACATGCGCTTTAAGGCTCGTGAGCGTTACAGCTTCGGCTACAGCGATCCTCGTGCAGTCTTCGGCTCACCTGGCGCCTAATAACATCCCCCTTGTCTTTGTACTTGGGTTTGAAGGGGCGGCTTTACAGTCGCCCCTCTCTTATTGTACAATCACTTATCCCTGACAGTCGCATGGTGCGGCTGACACTAGCCACGACAGGAGATAAGCATGGCTAACACCACTTTTGAAGGAGCAGTCCGTTCTAAGGGCGGCTTCAAGGAAATTGACGTAAACGCAACAACTGGCGCAGTTACTGAAAACATTTCCATCACTCACGATGGTACAAACAGCGTTGTAATCATCAAAGATCTTCCAACTTCTGATCCATCAGTCGCAGGTCAACTCTGGAGCAACTCTGGCGTAGTAACCGTCTCTGCTGGTTAATAGGAGGCTACTATGGCTGGTCCAGTAAAAGCCTATAATTGGGCGCAGGGTACGTCTGCCGCTGTTGTGGGGCCTGCTAGGTCACGCATCCGTCAGATTGTAATCTACGCCGCCGCCGCAGGTTCGTTTACCATCAAAGATGGCAGCGCATCTGGTGAAACATTGATTACGCAAACTTTCCCTACAGGGATTCATCATCTGAACATTCCAGATAATGGCATTCTTGCAACAAGTGGCGCGTATATCTCTGCTTTCACAGGCGCAAGCAATGAACTGACAATCTTCTTATCATAGAGGTTTGTTATGGCCCACGAGATAAGATCTATCAGCCAAATAGGCACATCAGAGCCTTTTGAATTGCAGGTCGCTCGTGGGCAAATTCCCTTGCATTCTATACGGAATATTTTTGGCACAAATCCATCCATAGGGACAACGTTTAGAACGCCTTGGGAGAACAATACGGCGCTTCCTTTTCTTTCTTCAGCACAACAACTTTCCGTTGTTAGTAGTAGCGTCAGTGACACTGCTGTCAGCATTTTAATTAATGGCTTGGATGCAAACTACGAAATAATTACAGAAGTTGTATCTCTAAACGGCACATCCCCCATAACCACTACAAAATCATTTTTTAGAATAAATGACTTGATAACTGTTGCTGGCAATGCGGCAGGAGATGTAACAGCAAGTTACAATTCGATTGTATATGCAAAAATAATTGCAGGACGTGGAAAAAACCAAGCAGCCGTTTTTACTGTTCCTGCTGGATATTCTTTTTATCTTGGCCGCATTGACGCTTTTACTGCAACAGCAAATAACGACACAAAAATCATGACCTTCAGGAATAAGGTTACTTACTCTGATGGGCGTATTTTTAACGTGGCTCAAACTTCTTTTGTTCAGCGCATGGATATTGCAAGGACACTTCCTTTTAAGGTGCCAGAGAAGGCAACTATAGAATTTCAAGCATCTATGAATAGCCAAACTGCTGATATTGGAATATTTGGCGATGGAATTTTATTAAGAGAACAAGGATCGTTATAATGGCTCGTAAACCCGCAAAAATGCCTGCCCGTAACAAAAAGAACTTTCGTCCTACAAAATCTGGTGCTGGCATGACTAAGGCTGGCGTGAAGGCGTATCGCCGTAAAAACCCAGGTTCAAAACTTCAAACTGCTGTAACAGAAAAAAAGCCGAGTAAGGCACGCGCTAAACGCCGTAGTTCATACTGCTCTCGCTCTGAGGGTCAGAAGAAGATGCACAATATTAATTGTCGCAAGACTCCTAACAAAAGAATTTGTCAGGCAAGAAAACGTTGGAGATGCTAAAATGACAGATCACGAAACAGAAGAACGGCAGTGGAAGTTTATTTCAGAGATGCAAGGCGACATAAAAGTAGTATTTAATAGGCTCGATACAATTGAAAATAATCATCTTGCTCATATGCAGGATGACATTAGTAAACTGGATCAAAAATTATGGATGATTTTAATGGTTGTATTCGCGCAACTATTTGCCATAGTTGGCGGTTTTATTGTTTTTTTGGTTAGATAATGGCAATTGGTCGATCACAAATGAGGCAGCAAGTCTCGAAAGGAGGCGGGAGAATGGCAAAAGATGCTTGTTACAGAAAAGTTAAGGCAAGATATAGAGTCTTTCCTTCAGCGTATGCTTCAGGAGCCATCGCTAAATGCCGTAAGGTGGGAGCCAAAAAGTGGGGAACTGGAGGAAAAAGTAAGACTGCTAAGACTTCGACACGCAGAACTGCAAAAAGAACTACTAAAAGGCGGTCATGATGAGGTCACCATTAAAAAGTCCAAAACCCAAGAGAAAGTTCAGAGGCAAGAAGATGGAAGGGACAGCAGTAGCGAGAGGTTGCGGATGCGTCTCATCAAGAAGGCGTAAGCGCACTAAAGGATCTGTGGAGCAGTCATAATGGCAGTTCGTAAAACGAAAAAGGGCGCCGCCCTTAAAAGATGGTTCAAAGAGGAGTGGAAAGATGTTCGCACAGGCAAAGCGTGTGGTCGTAAGGCGGGTGAGAAGCGTGGGACGCCATATTGCCGCCCAACTAAGCGAGTTAGTTCAAAGACTCCAAAAACTGCTTCAGAGATGACAAAATCTGAGAAGCGTAGTAGAATATCACAGAAAAAACGTTTAGGGCAACCAGCAGGAAAGCCTAAACGTGTATCGCCCTTGCGGAGAAAGCGTAAGTCATGACCACCTCAGGTTCAACAGATTTTGAATTGGATGTAGCAGATTACATTGAAGAGGCTTTTGAGCGTTGTGGCTTGGAAGTGCGAACTGGCTATGATCTGAAAACGGCAAAGAGATCGTTGAACCTTTTATTTGCTGACTGGGCTAATCGTGGCTTAAATCAATGGACCATTGCACAACGGCAACAAGTTGTTACTGCAAGTGATGGTGAGTACGATCTTGGATCCGATGTTATTGATGTTTTGTCTATGGTGATACGCAGAAGCGGTACCGATTACACTATGGATCGGATTAGCCGCGATACATATATCAGCATTCCAACAAAAACCACCACTGGACGCCCAACACAATTCTTTATTGATCGTCAGGTCACGCCGCAGATTAAAGTGTGGCCATTGCCTGAAAATAGCACAGATACATTAATTTTTGACTGTTTAACTAGAATTGAAGACGCGGATACCATGACTAATACTTTGGACGTTCCGTTTCGGTTTTATCCGTGTTTGGCGGCTGGCCTTGCATATTATATCGCCATTAAAAAAGCGCCAGATCGCATTCAAATGCTAAAGGCAATTTACGATGAAGAGTTTGATCGCGCACAAGCGGAGGATAGAGACAGGGCATCATTTAATGTAGCGCCTAATCTTCGTTATTATAGGGTATCGTAATGGCACGTTTTGCGACAGGTAAGGATGCTTGGGGGATCTCAGACAGATCTGGTTTCCGTTATCGCTTGCGTGATATGAAGCGCGAATGGACTGGAATGCTGGTTGGCCCCGATGAGTTTGAGGAAAAACACCCTCAACTTGAGCCAATTAGAAACCTGCCAGACGCAGAGGCTATTAGGGATCCACGTCCTGACACGAGAACTGAGCCAGCAGTAGAACAATTGCTCGGCATCAACCCATTCAAATCAGGATCTAGTGGCAGCGCCGTGGTTACTGTTATAGAGCCATCTCATGGCAGAACTACTGGAGATACTGTAAGGTTTAGGAAAGCGGAGGGTTTTGATGGCTTTACTGAGTCTGTATTGGAAAACGCAAGCGGCTATACAATCACTGTGGTTGATGTTAACTCGTACACTTTCACGGCGTCATCAGGGACAGCAACCGAAGGTAGTAGACGCGGGGGCGGTCAAAATGCGACTGCTGGCCCCGTCACGTTGGAGAATTAAATGAGTTTTACATATAGCCAATTAAAAACAGCAATTCAGGACTACACAGAGAACACGGAAACGTCTTTTGTGACAAATCTTCCTGTGTTTATTAGGGCTTCAGAAGAGCGCATTTTCAAACTTGTTGATCTTGAATTATTTCGCAAGAACGCAACGTCTGCGCTAACAACATCTGATCCTTATTTGTCCGTTCCATCTGACTATTTGTCTTCTTTTTCGCTTTCAATTACTAATGGCAGTTCAAAAGAATTCTTATTACAGAAAGATGTGAATTTTTTGCAGGAGCATAGCCCCAATTCTTCATCTACTGGAACCCCTAAATATTACGCTTTTTTTGACATCGACAACTTTATTGTAGCCCCTACACCTGATAGCAATTACGCAGTTGAACTGCATTATTACTATCGCCCCGCATCATTAACGGCTGGGTCTGATAGCGGCACAACATGGTTGAGCGAGAATGCTCCAAATGCGCTTCTTTACGGATCGCTCGTAGAAGCGTATATTTACATGAAAGGTGAAGCTGACGTTCTTGCTATGTATGAAAAGCAATTTAGTGAGGCTTTATCGCGCATCAAGGATCTGGCCGAGGCCAGGGAAAACAATGACGCATATCGGCGGGGACTTCCCGACAGGCCACGGACATAGGAGTAGATCATGGCAACAAGTAACGCGGCAACCACATATCTTGAACATGCAGTTCTCGACTTCTTGTTCAAAAATAACTCTGAGGCTTTTGCATCGCCTGGCGACAGCATTTACATTGGCCTTGCAACAGCAGTTTCAGATGCCGAAGCAGGCACCGTGACTGAAGTAAACACGACTACTGAAGACGCTAACTATAGCCGACAGCAGGTAGCGGCCTCTGGTTGGACACTTGCTTCTAGTGCAACTGATGCTCAGACAGTAACCAACGCATCTAACATCGAGTATTCAGCATCAAGCGGGATTGCTTCGTATACGGTTACTCATGTGTTTATTGCTGACGCTTCCACAAGCGGCAACATCCTGTTTATTGGCGCACTTGATGCGAATAAGACGATTGCTTCAGGCGACATCTTCCGCATCAATGCAGGTAACCTAACTGTTGAGTTGAAGTAATATGGCATTAGTCCTTTCTGATAGAGTCAAAGAGACTACAACAACCACAGGCACTGGCACATACACTTTGGCTGGTGCCGTTGGGGGATTTGAGTCTTTTAACTCTATTGGAAATGGCAACACCACTTATTATGGTTGCACCGATGGCACTGATTGGGAAGTTGGTATTGGCACCTA